TATTTTCATTTCTTAAATCAGATCGTGTTAAAGCATTGATTGTAGAAATGCTAGAAAAACTTGTTGAATCAACTGATAACGATATTGACGACAAAGCTGTTGAATTTATTCGTAACGGTTTGTTCCCATCTAAATAATGGAATGGGCTGATCCGCCCAAACTTCCTTCGTTAGTGCTACCTGAAGCATACGCTATACCTACACCAATATTAGAGTTACCACAGGCTGATTTGCCTTCATACAAACCTCTTGTGGTACCTCCTAATACACTTAGACCACCTATAGGTATAGAAGGAATAAATACAGAAGATGAGGCACCTCCTAAAAAAACAGAACCTAAAACAACTACTCCACCAATTAAACCCTACGTACCACCAGAAGCACAAATAATAGAAGTACCTTTTACTGACATTGAAGTACCAATGCCAACTACTACTATTATGACTACAGCAGCAACTACAGCATTTATATCAGTTGCAGCTACATTACTTGGACAATCACTATTTAAATATTTAGTGATGGTATTTAAACCTATAATTAAACAAGCATGGAGCAAGTTAAACAAGAAGAAGGTGGAAAGCCCAAAAACTTCTTAGAAAAAGTCAAGGAAAATACTGAAGATGAGATTCAAATCCTAGGTACGTTTGTACGTCTAGGTGTTGTGGTATGGAGTGGATTCATTATAACTTTGAACTATGTCAATCTACCAATGATTGAAAAAGGTCAGAGTGGTGGTGATATTACGTTTGTAGCTTCTGTATTTACAGGAGCACTTGCTACATTTGGATTATCTACTTCTAATAATAAATCTAATAGTAAATCATCAGATCCTAAAAAGAAAGACGAATGAAAAGCTTATTAGTATTTTTATTGCTGGCTAGCCCAGCTGCAGCACAAGTAACCCCTAATTTTACACAGGGTTCAATGCAATCAACCACTACAACTACTATTGATATTGATCGCACTATTGCTACTAATATTTATGGTGGTGCATATTCATCATGGTCAGGAACAAACGTAACACCCAGTGGAGACATCAAAGATTCTTCCACAACTTATTCAGTAACAAATGCTGGGGATCAATTTCAACTAGAAATTATGACAAGGGCAGCAGGTATTGTCGAAGACAGTCTCATAACAGAAACTATTCAACAAGTATCTACTACTACATCCTTATCAGTCTTTTCTCAGTAAACCCAGCGTTTGCTAACGAACAACCTAAGGTTCAAAATACATCAAATCCTGTGGCAGCAGCTACAGGTAACGTAACTAATCAGGCGGTACAGTTCCAAAATAATGGAGCACCGTCTAGACAATATTTTCATGGTAATAATAGCTGTAACGGTACAACCATGCAGCTATCACCATTTTATATGGGTAATGATACAGTACCTTACTCACGAGAAAGTTATACTAAAAGTAATAACTGGGGAGCACAAATTAGCTTTTCAGTGCCATTAGATGGTGGCATGATTGAAACCTGTAAAGGTATCGCACGTAAACACGAACAGAAGATGCGTCTTGATTATGAATTAGTCAGAGCTTTAAAATGCACTGAAATAATGAAGTCAGGTTTTACTTTTAGACCTGGATCTCGCGTAGAAATTTTATGTAATGACATTGTACCAATCGTGGCTCTTGAATAAATGGAAGCAATAGTGTCTGTTGTCATTGCTTGTATCGCAGGCGGTGCAGCATTAAATAACAGATTACACAACCGAATAAATAACGTACATGATCGCATTGGTGGTCTAGATAGACGTATTGATACACTTGAATTAAGTGTAGCTCAAGATTACGTATCAAAAGCTGATTTATCAGTAATGGTGCAACGTATGGAAGACCATATGATACGCATCGAAAATAAATTAGATCAAATTGTATTAAGGAATTAATTATGGCTAGACCCGTAAACAAAACTCACATGCAGCAAATGAAAGAGGATATGTTGAAAGAGCGTGGTGGTGATCCTAAAAAATATGGTCCTGGCTATCAAAACCCTTACCAATACCAACCTAAAAAAGCACAGGGTAAAGTTGATAAAAAAGCTTTTGACAGTAACTTTAAAAACCAAACCTAATTATGTCTTATCAAATTCTTGACCTAAACACCAATAAGGTGATTGGTACATACGAAACAGAAGAGCAAGCAGTACGTGCTGAATCACATCTTGTACATGAACCTAATGAAGTTCGTTACGAAATTAAAGCACCAGCTAAACCTAAAGCTAAAGCTAAAAAAGCTAAATGACAAACAAGAAAGCAACTGAAGACCAGTTCAATGAGTTGCATAATCTTGTTACAAAGGAATTCCTTGCCCGTATTAAATCGGGTGAGGCTTCCACACAAGATCTAAAAGCAGCTTGTGATTGGTTATCTAAAAATGATATTAGTGGTGTCGCCTTTGAAGGTAGCCCACTAGATAAGCTAGTTAGTATTATGCCAACTGTTGATCCTGAACTTGTACAACGGAGACTATATGGCTCGAAGCTCTAACTATAGCGGTGCTAAATATGCTAATGGTAATTATAAATCTTACCAAAAGAAATATGATGGCTCTAAATTACAGATCTCTAAACGATCTGCATTAAATAAAGAAAACCGTAAACGTGGTACCTACGGTAACGGCGATGGCAAGGATGTATCCCATAAGAAAAATGGAAAGACATTTCTCGAAGCAGCATCAAAAAACAGAGCACGTAAAGGACGCGCATGACCCCACTACTTCCTACCCCTAACGATTACCTCTACAACTTAATAGTCATGACCTCACCAGAAGCTAAGCGTCTGTGGAGGCGCTCTATTAAGGAACACTTTGACCATACTTGTATCTATTGCGGAAAAACTTATGACCTTAGTCAACTATCTATCGATCATGTTCATCCTCGCGCTCGTGGCGGAGAGGATGTCGCAACGAATGTTGTATGCGCCTGTACCAGATGTAATCAGGATAAAGGAAGTACACCAGTCCTTAGTTGGATGAGAGATAAATTTGGAGTTAATAGACTCCGTGAAAAACTAATTATGGAGTATATTAATTAATGGATAAAGAGCTTTATGATTTAAAAAATTGGGCAATTACAACGTTAAAAGAATACAAAGCAGAGCTTTTGATTAGAGAACAGGTTACTGGAAAAAAACCTAGTCAATTAAAAAAATTAGATAGATTTTTAAATGCTTTAGCTGTGGATACTTCTGGTACTTATGCAGACATGATGGATGATGCACGTCGCAAGGGTATTTCTAAAGAAGAATTTACAAAATTAGGTCGTAATTTAGAAGAACGTATTATGAACTCATTTAGAGTTCTTCCTGACGATCCTGCTCACCATATGTATTCACTTAGAAGTGCTGGAGATCTTGTTCAAAATGTAGAGCCAGGTGTAAGGGAAATGGGCCTACAAATTTTAAAAGATGAGGGGTATATTCTTGGTAATGTTAGACAAAATTTAACTAGCCTTGCTGAAGCCGCACACCAAGGTAGAACTGGCAAAGGAGCTGAATTGGCTGCATTAGGTGAGTTAAATATAGACAAAACAAAAACTAATATTGCTCACCCTAGAGGTACTGGCGATCCTCTAATTAGCCGTACTATTGATTTTAAAAATATTAAAACACCTGAAGATTTTGCTGATGCATATAGACCTTTACTAGAGCAACAATCATCAGATTTTAAACGTGCTTTAGAAACAGATAATCCGAGACGGATAATTATTGCAAACGAAATTGAACAAAGAGGTGGTCCTTCAAATATTTTTAGCACTGACCGAACACAAGGTGAAGTAAAAGCTGGTAGAGATATTATTACAAAAGCCCCGAACGTAATGCAGCGAGCTTACCAAGCTATGCCCATTATTGAAAAAGGTTCTTTTCGTTTGTCATTTATACCTAATTTAGAAGAAATGGGTAAAGCCATTGCTCGAAACCCTGTTGGTGCAGCAGTAGGCGCCGCTTCAATAATAGAACCTGAAGCTATTACATCTGCATTTCAAGGTAACTACGGTAAAGCTGCTGAACAAACTACTATAGGTGCTGGTATAGGTGCTGGTATCCAACAAGTATTAAAAGTAAACCCAATGCAACAAGCCAGACTAGCTTCATATGCTTCTAAAATACCTGGTGTTGCTTCACAAATACCAAAAGCATTGAGTATTGGTGCTGGAGTTGCTAGATTTGTTGGTCCCGCTGCTATGGCTGTTGGTGGCTATCAACTAGTTGATGCTATTTTAGAAGGCTCTACTGGGGCAGGTTTTGTTGATACTATTAAACAAGTACAAGACAAAGAAAGAACTGCTGAAATTAATGAAGCAGCAGTAGAAAGTGCTGCAAAATCTAAGCAACTTGCTGTTGAAAAAGAATTACCTAAACCCATTCTAGACTCAGATACAATAGAAAAGTTTGTAACTGATCCTCTTAATGAACTTGAATATGGCTGGAAAAAGCTAACAGGACAAGTCTAAAAGCCTCTACAAGCCCTCCTAACCCCCTACACGCTAGATTCTACCTATGAACACTTTAGACCTCCTTAAAGACGATTTTAAGCTATTCCTACAAGCATTATGGAGTGAATTAGATCTACCAAACCCTACACGTGCTCAATATGCAATTGCTGATTACCTTCAACACGGTCCAAAGCGTTTACAAATCCAAGCATTTAGGGGAGTTGGTAAGAGCTGGATTACTGGTGCTTTTGTTCTTTGGACTTTATTTAATAACCCCGAAAAGAAAATAATGATCATATCTGCATCTAAAGAACGTGCAGATAACATGTCAATCTTCCTACAAAAATTAATCATTGAAACACCCTGGTTGGTACATTTGCGCCCTAAATCTGATGACTCCCGTTGGAGTCGTATCTCATTTGATGTGGCTTGCTCCCCTCACCAAGCCCCTTCTGTTAAATCAGTGGGTATTACTGGTCAGCTTACCGGTTCTCGTGCTGATTTAATGATCCTTGACGATATTGAGGTTCCTGGCAACTCAATGACAGAATTTATGAGGGAGAAACTTCTACAATTATGTACTGAAGCTGAATCTATCCTTACTCCCAAGAATGATAGTCGTATTATGTTTCTTGGTACACCTCAGACAACATTTACTGTCTATCGTAAGCTAGCTGAGAGGGCCTACAAGCCCTTTGTTTGGCCTGCTAGGTATCCTAGGAAGGTTTCTCAATACGAGGGCCTTCTAGCGCCTCAACTGGTACAAGATATAGATGGTGGTGCTGAACAATGGGATGTAACAGATGA